TTTCGACCGCGATGCTGAGAACCGCATCGGTCAGTGCAGCCACGCAAACTACCACGATCATACCGGCCTTGTGCCAGATGCCGTCTCTGGCCACAGAACTGGCCCACTCTCCCCTGCTGGCGGCCGCCGCGCTGCCGGAGAGCCAATCCAGCACCATGCAGGCAGCCCAGGCCACCACCAGCCAGCCCAGCCAGCCGAATGCCGCGGTAAAGGCACCGCAGGCGGCTGCAATCACCGCCTTGACCCACAGGAAAATGTTGTCGTCTTTCATGGTTTACTCCTTTCGTTCACGCTGCCTGCGCGGTGCCCTTGGCACCTACGGCGGACAGCTTGTCCAACACGGCCTTGGCATCACCCTGGGTGATGGGGCCGACCTCGATGTTCTGATGCGCCATCTCGGCATCGCTGAATTCTGCCCAGTACAGCCGCATGGCCACCAGCTGCAGCTGGATCGCAAGGCTGAACACCGCCATGGCCTGGGCGTTGGTCAGGTTGCTGGCACAGATGGTCTGCAGCGTGGAGGCGGCAGGCTTGTCGGCCGGGCGCTCGACCGCATGCTCACCGGGACCGTAGGTGTAGACGCTGCTGCTGGCGGTGGTGAAGTCATCATCCAGCCAGGTCAGCGGGTTGGTGCGCTTGCCGCCCAGCAGCACCTCGAAGTGCAGGTGCGCGCCAAAAACGTTGCCGGTGGCGCCGCTGTAGCCGATCAGCTGGCCCTCTTTGACCTTTTCTCCCTTGGCAACAATAAACTTGAACAGGTGGGCGTACCGGGTAACGAGGCTCTGCTGCCTGTAGTCGGCGTGGCGGATGTCCACGTAGTTGCCGTAGCTCTGCATGCTGCGCTCGTCGGTGGTGTGGCCGTCCCACAGCTGGGTGGCCGACACTGTGCCGTCCTCTGCCGCGTAGACCGGGCGCACGGCGGTGTTGCCGATCTGGGTGCGCAGGTCGATGCCGTTATGGCTGCGGCCGCTGTTGTAGTGCCAGCCCTGGGTCAAAATGTGCTGATCCAGCGGCCAGCGAAGTAAAACTTCACCATTTGAAAGTCTCATGATTTGTTGTCCTTTCTGTTTGATGGTCAGCTATAGCACCATTTAGCTGACTTTCTCTGTATCATCTGTGGCCTCTTCTTTGCTGTCCTCGGCATCCAGCGCATCATAATACGCCTGTGCCAGGGCTTGCTGCCGCCGCGCGTGTAGCCGTAGCAGCTGTACGGATACTTCACGAGATTCCTCCCGCTAAAAATCATGGTATCACTTCCTATCATTCGTCTGTGTCCATTACAAGTTGTTCATATTCATCCAGCAGATCTGTTTCTTCACTCCTGTTTCTATCAATCTGCAACATATGTTTTACTTTCATCAAAAACTTTTGTGAAATCTTCTTGTTTTATCCAAACACCATCATTAGATTTTACATAGGCTTCAGTCACATTTAACCAAGTTCCACTCACACTGAACTGCATCTCTACCTGATCTTGAGTTGTGTACTCTACTGTGATAGATACACCATACAAATCAAGATAGTGAGTTCTATTTACACCCACCGAACCTCGAGCACCTAAAAGTCTAAATCGCAAGTTTTTGAGCTGTGCTCTTGTAATTTCTACTGAAGAAATAGTTTTTGTAGAAGCACTTGTACTAAAAGTTCGTGTTGAACTAGATCTTACAATGACATCTGAGTTTTCACATAGAGCAATATCATTGTTACCAGCTACCATTGCTGATGAGTTACTGCATTTGCATTTACAAGAACAGCTGACTCTGTTGATTGTAACATTCTCAGGAATAGCTGAGAAGTCAAACACCAGAAACACATATGTGTATGCCAATACACCAGTGGTCATATTAAATCTTGTAAATGTTGAGTTTGTTTCATCTTTGCCAAGGATATTGCGTAGAGGATAAGATGAGTTAATCGAATCATAGCTACTCAAATCTGTATCCAGCGATGTAGGAGTAACTTTCAACGACTCTGTTGCCATAGTGTCCTCCTCATCAACCAAGCTTCAAATAAACGTCACCAGTTTTGCCAAGAGTTGCGCTTGGATCTCCTGTGCCACTGTAGATTGTAGATACTTCAGCAGTGCCAACGATTTGTTCTCCGGCTTTATTATGAGCTGTGATGCCCTTAAAAAGTTTTGAAGCAGTGACTGTATCGTCAGTCAAATCCATGATAGTCTGCTCGTTGACAACAATTTTATTTACTGCCATATCAACCACCCACTGTCAAAGTCTGACCACCTGCGGCATTATCAACATAAGTCGTAGGAATTGCATTTACTGTGACCTGTGACAAGCAGTTGTAGTTGCTGTCTGGCATAACGGTTTGCTGCTCAAAGGTCGGGGTTACGCTCTTGGCCTGGGGCTTCATGCCCTCGGAGGAGGACATGGAACCCTTCACGCCTAGGATTGTGACCCCCTCGCGGATGTTTGCAGGCACCAGCTTGGCCTGCTCGGTCTCATCGATGGCGGCGCTGCCGCTTCCATCGTGGAAGCCCATGGGGATGGTGTACTTTCCGTCCTTTTGGGTGATTTTCCCGGCCACGGCCTCGTTGTTTGGCATCGTGCCGATTAGCTTGGCACCGCGAGCGTAGGCCGTTTTGCCTTCCAGCATTTCGGCCACAGCAACCGTAGCGTCCGTGGAATCCACGTCCTTAGTGCTGGTGCCGGTGATGGGTGCGCCGGTCTTATCGTGGGCGGTAATGCCCTTGGCCAGCTTGTCCGGAGTCACGCTGTCGGCGGTCAGGTCGAGTTTGACCTCCTTGCCGATGATGACCTTATTTACATATTGGTTAGCCATTGAAATACTCATCTCCCATAATCAGAGTCACACCGCCGCAATCGTTTGAGACCTCGTACCGAGGAATCTTTCGCACGGTTACATCGTCCGGCATCAGCTTGTCTTTGGTTTCCAGGCGGGTCTCCTCGTAGATGCGCGGGGTCACGGTTGTCTCGCCCTTGTACTGCGGCGCGGTGGATAAAATAGTGGTCTGCCCCATGTCGGCGGGCAGATCGGCATCGGTGCCAAACTCCACCACAAAGGCGGAGGGTGCGGCAAACTGTACGTCTAACGTCATGTAAGCACACCATCTTTCAGAATCTGGCTGACCGGCACACGGAACACTTGCGAGGCCATGCGGGCAGATCCAACGCCAACGCGCAGCTGAATTTGCAGTCCCGTGTCCCCGCGAAGCTGCAGCGTTTCCTCCTCGGTCAATGTGCAGGAAAGCACCTTGCCGGACATCGTCACGTCCGGCAGGCCGCGCTCAAACAGCAGCTTGCCGCCCTGTTTGAACGCTACCGACAGCTTGGTAATGGTCTCACACTCAATGGGCAGCGTAAAAGTAAAAGTTGGGGTTGTACCGCGATACATCAACTCACCACCTCAAACCAATCGGTATCATCCAGTGCAGGTGCTGCGCCAGCATCTTGCAGGGCGTTTTCCGAGCCCGTTTTTGCTTCAAGCGCCTTTTTTGCTGCGTCCTCTGCTCCCTGCTTGGCAGTTTCAGCCGCCGCTGCACGCTGTGCGGCCTCGCCAGCACTGGTGCTGGCAGCCTTAGCGGCACTGCCGGCCACGCCAGCAGCTTGTCCAGCGACACCCGCTGCATCAGCGGCTGTCTGAGCAGCATTTTCGGCATTTTCTGCCGCCGCCTCAGCCGCATTGCTGGCATCTACTGCATCCTCAAGGTTTTTCCCGGCACCCGCCAGCAGCTTACCAAAGTCCTCCCTTGTACCAGTGTAGCCATGCGCCACCGCATCCGCATAGGCGGTTACCGCACCCAAATCACTTTTAATCACGAATTCACCTCCATTAGCTTCCATTCCCACCGATGGGATACTCCACGATAATCGTGCCGGAATCTCGTTCAATGTGCACACGCTGCCCAACAGCAAATGTCGCTGAGGCATTATATGGATAGTGCTTTTCTGTCGCTTCAGTGTCGCCGGGCAGGATCAAAGCGATACCATCACTGTATACCCCTGCAACGGTTGCAATGTTCCCGATGGTCGGTGTTTCTTGCAGCTTTTCCCGTTCCTGGGCATTTTTAACTAAATGCATAGTACACCTTCTTTGCTGTATGGCTCATCTGGCCGCCGGGCACACACTCAAGCGTCCAATCCTGTTCTTCCATGAGACCAATGCCATCACGGAGCATTAAGATTCCGTCATTCAGACCGTGTGGCTGTTCTGTATCGCCGCAGGAGGTAAATGTGTAGGAATCAGATGCCATCATTGACAAAAGCATCCGCCGATT